GTCGTAGCGTCGAAATCCAGCCTTACCGACATGCCAATACATGCCCAGTAAATACGCTGGATTGATACTTCAGTGCAAGCTTGGCCTGCTGAGTTCGCCGCTAACGCGGAAACGTCCACCTTCACTACATTACTTTCTCCGGTTCCGTCGCTTACGTTTGTGAAGCGCAAAACCGCGAGGCGTTCACCGTCCAGAATCGTTTGAGAGGCTACTGCATCAGCCATGATTCTCTCCTATTAGGACGCTGCGTCGAAGCCAGTAATTTCGATCAGAAAACGTCCGGCAGTGTAGGTGGCGTCTCCAGTTCCCTGGCTGACCAGGTACAAAAACTGATCAGCAGCAATGTCGCCACCAGCGACTACAGTGCCAGCAGAAGCTGCACCAGCGTTGATGATTTGCGTCTCAGTCAGATCACCGATTGCGGTGTCGTTGACGCCAGTGCCTTCAGTTGCAGAAAACAGATCGATGTCCGTGCTACCGCCAGCAGGCGTTTCGACACAAGTCATAGTCACACCAAAAACAGTGCCTTGGTTAGCTGTGGTCACCTGTCCAATGAAAGCAACGCCGGAGCCATCTTTGCCGATGATGTCGCCAGCAGTGCCGCCGTCTTTCAATCCGGTCAAATCTATCATAATCGTGGTCTTCACGATGTTGACGTTAGTGCTTACGTCGCTCTTTAGGCGGTTGACCTGGGTGACGTAAACAGCAGCCGTGCCTTCGATACCGGCGCTGGCAGTGGCCTCGACAGCCATCTTGTCACCGCTGGTAACGGTGATCGTGCCGTTTGCTGCTTTTGAAATTTGTTGGAACCCGTTCTCCGATCGGACGGGGCCGTTGAAGGTTGTTGTAGCCATGTTGTTCTCCTGTCGTGGCCAGTGTCAGACGCGGGATTGCGGCTGTCAGGAACTTGTTTTATACCATAGCGATCAAATACCGACAATTTTTCCAGGCATAAAAAAAGGGGGCTGCACGCCCCCTTTTTCTTGCTTGGTCTCTACGCGCCTTGTGAGCCGTAGATGCCTCGCCAGTCCGAGAACCCGAAGCTGTAACGCTCGCGAGCCTTGTATCGGATATTACCAGTAGTGAAGTCCGGCTCCATGCTGGTCTCCATCGGCGTGCGTTGGAACATCTTCAAACCTTCGCCAGCGTCAGTCACGCTAGTAAGCAAGAAGAATGCGTCAGGGTCAGTCAAATAATGGTTGACCGTGTAGCCGCCTGGGAGAACGCCCGTGTTACGGATCGCGTTGATGTCATTGTCAGCCGTGCCAGAACGCAAGGTAGAGTTCAAGATACGGTCAGCAACGAATACAAGCTGAGGCGGAACAACAAGCTTGGACGCTTGAACCGAAATTGTCAGACCTTTGTCATCGGTGAACGTACTGATGTCAATCAGTGCGTCTTCCAAAGACGTTTCGTTAAGGTCAGCCATTGTGGTTGCGCGGTTAGCCGCTGTGCCACCACCCGCTAGTGGGTGCGCTGTGTTTATAAGAGTAACGCCGTCACCGCCAGTAAAGTTGGTGTTGAAAGCGTTGTTGAGTACGTCTGCACCCTTGACCTCTTTAGTGTTCGCCATTGATCGAGCCAAAGCCTTCACATATCGCTTACCTAACGAGTCATATAAGTTATCTTCCACCGCCTCATCGGTGAGCGCGAAAGCTAACGCGATGGTGTCGTGGGTATACCGTGCAGAGTAAGACTCAGAAGCATTGTCGAAAACAACGCCTTGTCCTTCAGTTTTGGTTGGTGCTGAACCGAATCCGGTTATCAACACTTCTTCTTCAAAAGCACGCTGAGAATCCTCAATAGCGAAGATTTCTTCGTACTCTCGATCGTAAGAGTCATAAGACATACCGAACAAGGAGTTCAGTCCAGGCTCAAGCTCTTTTGCAAGTTGTGCGCGAGAAATTGCCATTTCCTAGCCTCCTATTTACGCTAAGCCAGCGCCTTTCACACCCATGATGTGGTTTTGAATAACCACAAGCACGTTTGTGTTGGCGTTGCCTACATCGCTGTTGTCGGGATCTTGCGAGATGTCGATTGCCTTCAAAGGCAGAGTCGTGGTGGTTGCACCAGTCGTCACATCAAGCTCCATGTTTGATCGGCCCGAAGAGGTGTCACCAGTCGTTGACTGATCTACCACATCGAAATTGCCGAAGAGGTCTGCTACCGGAAACGCAGCGTCCGCCTGCACCGAAAACACCACATTGGGATCGTCGATAACAAACGCGATTATATCTGCGGCTGCGATAGAGCCAGGGTAGTAGTTCTTGAACACTTGCTCACCTGTGGTGGGATCAGTGTATTGAACTCCGTTGAAAACCCCTACTACGGGGACAGTCGAAGAGGCGGCAGCTCGCCCGACAACGCCAGCAGTCAGTTGCTTAACCAAGTCACCTTGGAAAATTGCGCCTGATTGATTATTGGCGATTCGATAACGAGACTGGCCTCCACTGTACGGAGCGCCACCCATCATTCGGACGGCTTTCAAACCAAATGCGGCGTTCTTATTAGCCATTTAGGTTCTCCTAGTTTTTGCCAAAAGTTACACGGGAGTCCCTCTGTGGATCATATTTAACATAACGGCTATCGCCACGAGTCTCATTGAACATGGTGTTGTCCAATGCGTCCGTCGCTTCCTGAGTTTTGTTCGAGTAATACTCGTTTCGCTCTTGCACCGTTTCGTTAGGTATTTTCGCCAGAAGTAACCCTTCGTTATATATGACACCAGCATGTCTGCCGTCCTTATCCATAGTCGGTAGCGTGTCCGCCCACTCTGCTGGAAGATCGGTTGCTCTTACAAGCTCCCATCCTTCCCTCATGCGGCGCGAGACATTTGATCTGTCCTCCGCTCCCAACATGGATTCCCGAATCCACCTATAGGTATAACCTGGAGGTGCAGGCGGGGTGTCCAGCTTTCGCACTGGTTGCCACGGTCGTCGCCGAGCCTGATTATCGTGCGCTCCGCTCTCACGCGATGAACGATTGTTCTGTTTTGCCTCTGCCATTTACATTGCCTCCCTGTTAGCAATTTTCTGCTTTTCTTTAGCCACCTTCTGAAGCCATTGCTCTTCAGACATATTGTGGGGTTTAAGACCACGGAGGCGCTCAACTTCGCTTTTGGTAAACTTCACGCCGTTCATGTTGCCTCGTGTTTGCTGTCGACCACTAGGAGTGGCGGACGCGACTCTTTGCACGGGGGGTCGCTGTCCTGTTTGTTCGACTTCCTCTGCACCGGCACTCGCAGTGCCAGCACTCAGATTAGGATAAACCCTTTTCACACGAGTATCTAGCTGTTGGTAATACTCGTCAGAATCGGGTTCGTAACCCTCGTTGATCAGATTATAGTGAGTGAAATAAGCGTACTGTGTCGCTTCCAAATTCTCTTCGCTACTTTGATCAGCGTACCAGGGGTTTCTTTCATGCCAGCTTTTTGCTTCTGGTGTAGGTTCTGGAACCGCCTGTTGCTGAGCAACCTGCGGCTCTGGTTGGTAGGTTTGATAGTTATCTTGCTGAGCCTGGACAGGCGTCTCGGAAGCTTGTCGAGTCTTTGCGACACGCAGCTTCTCTTTTTGGATCGCAATGTCGTTTTTCAACGAGTCTGCTTTGGACATCAAATCAGGATCACCGGCAGCAACTGCTTTCCGATAAATGTCATCAACCTGCGCCTCTTTCGACTTTAGCGCCTCTTCTTCTTTTTCGAGAACCGTATTTTGCTGTTGCTGAGCAATTTGGCGATACTGTTGAAGCTCGCGCTCTTTTTGCATCGCGAGCTGCTCATACTGTTGCGCTCTTTGCTCTGCGGCGCGAGTCGCTGCGTTGAGCTTATTGATACGCTTCGACACACCCTTGGTGTAAGTATCAAGCTCATCATCTGGGGAGGTAGGTGCTGGTTGCGACTCTTCCTCGACCGGGTCATCGGTCACTTCGATTTGTAGTTCAGGTTCTTGTTCCTGATCCTGCGCTGTGTTTTCAATCATAAAAAGCTCACAATGTCATCGGGATCTTTGATGGTGGCGATTACCTCGTCATCGTTGATGAGTCGGATCTCTTCGCCGCCTTCCAGTTTCATTCGGCTTCCTGAATACCGGCCAATAAGAACCCACTGTTTTTCAGCGCACCACGGTTCTTCGCCGTACTTCTCTTTGTCATTATAGCAAAGCGGCCCCATCTTGAGCACATAGGCCACTACTGTTGCTAACGCCTCTCGGTCGATAGTCTCTTTCGTCAGTGCGATACCCCCTTTTGATGTCATGCGACCTTTGTAGGGCAACACTAACATCCTCCAACCAGAGGGTTCAGGCATCCTGTCCATGATTGTCATATCGATCAAAGTCGGGTCCAAAACTCGATCACTTGTATCGACATAGACACTGCCCAGGTTTGCTTCGGTCATACTTTGTTATCCTTGAAATACTGAGAGACTTCTTGCTCTATCAAGTTTAACGCAGTTAGTTCGCCTTGTAACGATTTGTAATGTTCAATATCTATTAGCAAACCGTCCATCAAAGTGGTTTGAATCAAGCCCCGACGATCTTCGATCACTCGCTTTATTTTGTCAGCGAGATCTATGTCATCCATCAATCACGCTCATGAAAATCGAAACCACGAGTCGCAGCGCCCTGCCCTCTGGCCTTGATCACGCGAACTGGTCCGCCAACGGTGCGTCGCACCAGCTCTGGGCTGGTAGGTATTGTCTTGATGGTTTTGGTCGGCGAATCTACCTTTTCGATCCTGCTCATATCCTTGGTTGTCATTTTTTGGCCCTCTTTGTTGTAGCTTTCTTGGCAGGCGCTTTTTTTGCGGCGCTCTTCTTTTTCGGTTTTTCTTCGACCGGCGGCTCTTCGACGGGCGCAGGTTCTGGCTCAACGACCGGCTCAACAGGGGTTTCGCCTGACAAGCGGGACAATTTTTGTGCGATTCGGGCGTCGCTCGC